TTTCTTTTTATTGGTAGGTGTACTATACCATACCTCTTTGGTGTTATTTCTGAATGCCAATAGGCCCATATCAAAGAATACATGTACCTGAGACTGAAGTCTTAACATTGGGTCATCAAGTGCATCCAAGAAAGAAGAAGGATAGTTCTTAGCGTAGATAAGCACATCACGTTTCATCTCTGCAGATGTTACTCGGCTTACATCGCGATTAAATAGAACTCGGTAAACAGTCTCAAGCTCTTCAATTGAAAGCTCACGAGCCTTGATTAATGCATCAACTTCAGCGGTTAGGTACTCAACCTCTTGCTGTGCATCTCTCTCGTTGTCTACTTCTTCAAATACAATACCATTCATTGGATGGTAATATAAGAACTCTTGTAAAACAGGATTTTGTTTTGGAACAGATAAGAATCCATTCTCAAAAATAATTGGTTCTACAAGTGGGTTGTTGTCTTGTTCGTCTTCGAACGGTGATTTTTGGTTGATTGCATATCGCATTGGGCGATTTACGTTCTCTTCTTCATCAAACCAAAGTAATGGGAATCGTTTGTTGTTTCGAGAAGCCAACATAAAGGATAATGGTGCTTTCTCATTTTTTAGCCTGTACAAACGGTCAGCAGGCTTTAGCTTTACTCTTTTCATGATATGATATAATTAAAATTAAAAATAGGAGAGTGTCCTTGAAGACACTCCCCTTTTTGTGAATCCTAAGATTATGCTCCGTAACGGAATAATACGAAGTTGTTTGCACCAAGTGTACATACAGCACGCTCAGACAAGAAGTTAACTTCCATTGCATCCAAGTCGCTTGTTGCAGCACCTCCGGCAGAACCTGTAATCCAAGTTTTGTAACGACGGTCTTCAGTCTCAGAAGCACGGTAACGAACGTGTAAGAACGGACGTTTCGCGTTTTTACCAAGAATTTGGTCGTATACAGTTGTTGAACCTGCAGGAACTAATAAACCTGTAATTACGTTTGCAGTTGACGGGCTTGTTGCAGAAGCTGTCAATCCACCACGCATTGTTGGGTCATTTAAGTATTTCCAATCTGTTTTGTAGAAGTCATAACCACGACGGAATCCTGTGAAACCTAAGTTCAAGGCCATGTCTTTGTCATTATCAAACAAACCATAAGAAGTACCACCTGCTCCGTAAGAGTTTTGTGCAGCCAACATATCGTCGATATCGAAAGAGAAATCACGATTTAAGAACAATACGTTCTCTTCGATAGAACCTTGTTTGTCCAAACGAGAGATGATTGTATCGAAGTCAGCCAAGGTAGTTGGGTTACCACCACCCCATACGTTACCACGAGAGTTAACAACGTAGAATACTCCTTCAGAACCTTTGTTACCGTAAGTTGGGTTAAGACCTGAGTTAGCAACACCTGAACCTGATTCAGCAGGAACAGCCTCTAACATTGAAGTCTCTAAGTAGTCCTCAAAACGTAAACGAGTTTCGTGCTCTGATTTCAAATACCAAAGGTATCCTGTAGCACCGTTCTCAGTTGTTACTTCAATCCATCCAATTTGAGCCATATCAGAACCTGATACTGCATATTTGTCTTTGATGATGATTGGAGAGTTAGAGAAGATTTCATCTTCAGCTTCCAAAGAACCAATCATTCCTGTAGTTCCTTTTTTGAACTCAGAACCGTAAACAAATACAGTAAACTCATTTGCTGTAGAAGCATTGGTCATACCTAAAGCTTCGTAGAAAGCAACTGTAAATTGGTCAGTAGCAGTGTTAACTGCAGTAACGATAGCTTTGTTTTGTGTAGGACCTGCTACGTTAGGTGTAATCATTACAGTTTGTCCTGCACGGATAGCAATACCTGATACGTTCAAGTCATTCACTTGGAATGTTGCGCTATCTGCGTTAGATAATGTAGCTGTAGAAACAACTTTAGTGTACTTCGTGTGAAGACGACCTTGCTCAGCCCATTTGATTTGGTCAGAGATAGACGGCATCTCAGCTCCTACCATACGTAAGAAAGATGCAACGGTACGGTTTCCGTAACGCTCAAATTCTTTCTCATATGTATCAGGTAAATACTGATTCATGAAGTCAAAGTTTGTCATGTAGTTAGTTGACAATGGCACCTGTTCAGCACTTGGCTGCAACTGATACCCGGGTGTTGATAATAAAGACATTTTTTTTCTTTTTTAATTGTTTATATTCTTTTTGCGCTTCTAATTTTTAATCCGCGACCTGCATCGGGATTAACTTCTCGTATTTGCATTCCACCCTTACTGATTGCTTCAGGCGCACGACGCTCAGACATTTGCACATTTTTAATTTTTTTAGTGACATCGTCAGTTGCATCAGCCTGCCCTTGTTCGTAAAAGAACTTAGCAAACTTATCAGGGTTCATTGCAATTGCTAACGCCCTATGGTATCCTGCCGCATCGTTCATCAGACCATCTTCTCCAACGTACTTGTTAATAAAGTTCATTGGTGTAAGTTGAGCCTTTTTGAGCTCTGTAGCATCTCCCGGTGAAAAAACCATCCTTCTGTCGTCAATTGTGAACTCAAAACCTTTGAACTCTTGACTAAACACCTCGTCAGTTTTTTTTCTGAACCAATCGCTTTTACGCTCTTGCTCCTCTTGTTGGGTTTTAGCTTCTTGCATATATTGCTTATATGCCTCTAACTCCTCTTTTTTATCTTCAGGAATAGCAGCCGTTCTTGACTCAAGGGGCTGTTTATATTTTTCCTTCTGACTATTAAAGTAGTCTTTGGCTTGGGCAATCACTTTTTTCTTAGCAATCTTGGCTTTCTTGATATGAGAGTCATCATCTAAGTCCTCATCATAACTGAACTCATCCATCATAGCCTCAATATCTTCCTCATCGAGTCCGATTTCTGTAGCCATGTAGTATTGCTTTATAAGCGAATCAGGATTCATAGAATCAAAGTCTTCTTGAAGTCTCAAGTAGTCTTCGATACCACGGCCTGTTTCTTTTTTGTAGTTTAGAAAGGAAGCCACCTCAGGGTCTAAATCATCATTATCCTGACGTGTAGCCATTAGCTCATCAAATGAACTAATCTCTCTATTGTACCTTTTTCCTAAATATGAAAGAACGTCTTCGTCTTTGAGTTCATTAACAGTCGGCTCATCAATTTTTGGCTCATCAATTTTTGGCTCATCAATTGTTGTTTCGCTAACAGGAGGCTCACCATTAAATTGCTCCTCATGCTTGTTTAGTAACTCTTCTTCCAATTGAGCAGCGCTTTTTTCTACGCTACCCGTAACTTCTCTTACTTTAAATTCCATTTTATTAAATTTTTACAAAGTTATATATTATTTTTTTAATCATTAACGAGGCTCAAATTCAGCCAAGTCAAAGCCATCAAGGGAATCCTCATTCGATTCAAATTCAATAGGAGGAAGATTGTTCTTTCTCTGATTAATCAGCTTAGATTGCTCTGTGTTTTGCTGACTAATACGTTTAGCTTTAGCATCTTCTCTCTCCTGCTCTCTCTTACTAAGACTTTCAACCTCAACTCCCTTAAGTTGCATTTGCATGTCAAACTCAGACTGCATCAACTGCTGTTTAAGCACCGCTTCATTCTTCATCTTCTCAATCTCAAACGCAACCTCAGCCTGCTTAATCTGCATTTTAGACTGAGTCTCTGCCTGAATCTTAGCCATAGCTGCCTGAGCTGCCATCTGTTGTGATTGAAGCTGTTGCTGAGCTGTGATAGCCTGTTGCTGCATAGCAAACTGCTGTTCTTGCTCTTGTTTCTTAGCTCTCTTAATTTTTAAGAGTTGGTTAGCAAGCTTGATATTTTTAATTTCACGAATGTCAATCGCATCCTCAAGATTAATGTCACCTTTAGATAGAGCAATTTGAATGTTCTGCTCAAGTTGTGCTTTCTCTTCTTCATCCGGAGATATTTCAATAAAGATACCAAAATCATATACGTACAAGTCTTTAATTTCATTTAAGATTGAAACATTGTATTTACCAATCTTATTAGCAAAGTCATCTCTAAAGTCAGCATACTCTAATATGTCTGCAATTCTATATGTCAATGC